GATCAAGAAAGATGGTAAAACTTGGTTTTATGGATTGGAAAAAGGAGAATGGAATCGGGTTTCCAAAGTTGTATTATAGAGTTCTAGAGATATATAGATGTAGAGTATACAAAAATATAATATTATTGTATAATATTATTAGGGTTTGATATATTCTCTCCGAATGGAACGTGTTTCACGTTCTGACGCTCTCTCGCCGTTTCTAAAATAAACATCACATGTAAAATCAAAAATAATAACATCATCAACTCCTTTCTTATTCAAATACTCGATGATTTGTTGTAGACTAATTTGTGTATCCGAAATAAATTTTGTTACGAAATCAAAAATATCAATTTGTCTAGTATTTCCTTGTTCATCGATAAACAACGCAAATACTCCATATGGAAATTGACCAGATGTATCATTCAAATAAAATTTATTAATTATGTTTTCACCATTAAGAATTGTTTTGATTTCTCTTGGATTTTTAAATTTGCGATAAAATCCAAAAACATCGGTATCATTCATTTCTTTCAACATGCTGTTCATTTTTGCTTCTTGTGTATCAAGGAACTGATTTACTATCGAATCTATCCATATTTTATTCTCTTCGGGTTTATTCGAATTTAATAAATTTGGAATATAAGTATGAATATTTGACAACAAATTATCAGCATCTTTTTTATCCATGAAATTGCACTCACCAACAGGTGCTATTTTTACATTTGTGATTGAATTGAGTGGGTTTTGGAATTCTCTAAATGGATAACGCAAATGCCCATGAGTTGTAATTATTAATACAATTTTTTTAGGTAATTGGAATCCTTTTTTGCGTTTTATTGTTGTATTATGTTTTGTTTTGGTTGTTTTTGTCTTTTTGATTGTTTTGTTTTTTTTGGATTGTTTTGTTTTCATACTAGAAAATAAAACAAGAATGTTATATAATAAAGTTATATATTAAATGTTCTGGGAGAATTTCATTATTTTAAAAAAATGCACCACCTAATACTGAATTTGCCGGTGCTGGTCCAAACCCACCATCATAATCCGCTGGTCCATTGCCACCTTGACTACTTACTTTAATCATATAATCATGGGCTTGACCACTTGAACGATTGGTTGATGCTATCGCAGGAGGAGGTGGAAACACACCAATAGCACCTCCATCATAATCACTTTGACTTTCGACATGATTTGGGAGAGCAGGATTGCGATTTGCTTTTTTCATATTTGCGCGTTTTTTCTCCTCTCCGGGTCCATTCCATAATTCGGAAACACGGTCAAATAAAATATTCACCTTAATTCCCAATTTGGTTTGGAGAGACAAGACAATTACTAAAAATGCTAATACTACAGTGATTAAATTAAAACCATCATATTTATATCCGCTATATGTAGGGACATAAGTAATAATACGATGAATTAAAATAATGCCGACAAACATTACGACCACTTGAATAAGAATTTCGGCTAAAAGTTCTAAACTTGATTTTTCAGGGTCGGCTTCAGGGATAAATTGTTGAATTGATTTATTCAATATGACAATTGGAATAATTGCCATGAGAGAATATTGAATCACATTTAAGATTTCGGCTTTGCTCTCTTCAGATGTTGAAAAAACATGTTGAAAAAAACCATATTGATTTGATACTTTGACCTCTTGTAATATATCCATCAGTGTTAGTTATTTATTCTGTGGAGAAACGTAGAGGTCACCAGGGGTATTATTTTTATTGTTGGATTTATTATTTTTACATCACAATATAAGCATCCGTATAAGCATTGGCATTCACGTGACGACCACTTCGGAGAGTCATTGTGTTTTCAGAAGTATACGCCGGATTATCAAGTTGTTTTCCAACTAAACGTCCAGAACGTAATAATACATAAGAATCGTTCGAGTTATTGATAGTGTTTCCTGAGCGTAATACAATACCATCTACATTGTCGCGATTTTCTACATAATAACGATTCATATTATCAATCGCAAAATCATAAGGTTTGATTCCAGTTTTCTTTCCAGAACGAAGAGTCATTTGAGCATCGAAGTTGAGTTGTTGAGCAGAGACGTTGGCGAACATTTTAGACAAATATTGTTACAAAACAGAAACTAAATCAGATTCAATTTTTTGGGTCGTTTAGGTTCAAATATGGAAAAGTATAAGATAATATAATGAATAAAACAATTATACAAATTGGCTCTCATGTTGGAGACACATGTAATGACCCAATATTTAATACAATTGATGATGCCACTACAATAATTTTAGTAGAACCAGTTCCATTTTTATTTGAACAATTGATGCACAATTATAAATCAAAATATCCGAATAATCCGAATATATTTTTTATAAATAAGGCAGCAAGTAATTTTATTGGAGAGATTGAATTAACAATTCCTTCAGAGAGAAATGATTTTTCGAAATTGCCATTTTGGGCATCTCAATTAGCCTCTGTAGACCCAAATCATGCTACCTCTCATTTATACGAATTATTAGTGGATAAAATCACTGTTCAAACTACTACGTTAAATCAAATTGTCGAAGAATATGGAATCACTCATATTGACTTATTACATACAGACACGGAAGGACATGATTATACGATTTTAATGGATTATGATTTTAGAGTGAAACCAATGAAAATCATGTTTGAACATAAACATATGGATGGATTTTTACAGGTTGGTACTAAATATGAAGAATTATCGGAGAGGTTATTTTCTCTCGGATACAAATTCATAAGTCTCAATACAGAAGATACTATTTTTGAATTAGATATATGAGTTGGCCACTGACAACCGACAACTGAGTTTATGATACATGATTGTTATCTCTTATAACAATAATGTCAAAATCGAATATCAAAGAGATTATTCAAACACATCCATTTCCTACTGATTATTTGGAAACAACACACACAATCTCTCCAATAGTTAAAACAGATTTAGAACTCGAATCCACTATTTATCCTATCATTTTTGGAAAAGAATCGAATTTGATTTCACAATGGTCTCGCTCTACTACAACCGACCCTGAATATATTCGGGATACACAGCAGTTCATATCCAATATTGGGCCGATAGACACAGTAAAACCATCGAATATCAGAGAGGTATGGAATTCACTATATGAGGATACGAATGAATTTCATGATTCTTATAATTATTTGAATATCGATTATTTTCGTTTTTTGAATTTCTCGGCGATTTTTCTTGGTTATTGGACAATCATTAATTTGGCCTCTCCGATTCTTTCCTTATTGATTCCATTTTTTGTGGTAATTATGCCGTTTTTCATTTTGAAGATACGTGGAATTCCGATAACATGGGAAATGTATTTTAATATATTAAAAGAATTGGCGAAAAATCATGCGATTGGGAAATTATTCTCTTTGAAAGCCGATAGTGCTTCCAATATTGCTTATGCACTTTTCGCGATTATTATGTATATTTTTCAAATCTATCAAAATGTGAAATCATGTATTCGATTTTATCAAAATATTTATAAAATCAATGCCGACCTCATTTATCTCTCTGAATATTTGAAAACAACCCAAGAGCGTCATCATGCGTTATCGGTGTCTCTCGCGAATTGTAAAACATATCGAGGATTTATTTCGGATATAAATAAACATTCACCAGTTTGGGGAGAAATCATAGAGATATTAAAACCAATCGGTCCATTTAAATTTAGTATTTATAAAATGTTCGAAATTGGTGGATTATATAGTCGATATTATTCTCTCCATAGAACTGAAAAATATAGAGAGGCAATTCGATGCGCCGTTTTTATAGAAGAATATTGTCGGGATATCTCTCATTTGAAATCGCATATTCAACGTGGAAATATGAATCCATGCTCTACTACAGATACGTCTGGAAATACGAAATTTGTTGGAATGTATTATCCATGTTTGTTGGAATCCAATTCGGTGATTGTTAAAAATGATGTGGACCTTTCTGATAATATAGTGATTACAGGACCGAATGCCTCTGGGAAAACAACAATATTAAAATCTGTATTAATAAATACAATTATCTCTCAACAGATTGGTTATGGATTTTATGATGATTGTGAATTGAGGCCATATGGACATATTCATTCTTATTTGAATATACCAGATACAAGTGGACGTGATAGTTTGTTTCAAGCAGAAGCCAGACGTTGTAAAGAAATATTGGATTATGTAGAGAAATATCCAGAAGATAGACATCTGTGTATATTTGATGAATTGTTTTCAGGAACAAATTCGGAAGAGGCGACAGAATCATCATATCGGTATTTGAAATATTTACAATCGAAAACAAAAGTTGATTTCTTATTAACAACCCATTTTACAGAATTATGCGAGAGGTTTGAAGAGAATAACAATAAAAATGAACAAGAGAATAACAATAAAAAAGAACAAGAGGATAAAAAAGAAGATGAACAAGAGGATAAAAAAGAAGATGAACAAGAGGATAAAAAAGAACGAATGAGAATTCAAAATTGGAAAATGAAATCTGAAATACAAGAGGAAAATAAATCAATCAAATTTCATTATTTGTTAGAAAGGGGAATTTCAAATATTCGAAGCGCCTTTTTAATTTTGAGAGAATTGGAATTCCCAGAAGAAATTTTCAATAAAGGAGGGGTCGTAGGGTGCCGAAGGTACCCTCCTTCGGAGGGCAAACGTAGTTCCCTACAGGGAACCATAGGTTCCCTCCAAAATTGAAAAACTTTTATGTAAAAATAATTGAAAGTATTCAATTGACTGACGACACGACTTATTAACAATGACCGCGACCCCCTTGACCCTGACCACCAAGAAATTCGACTACCTGGTTTGTGAGCCTCTCAGCATTTTCCTTCCAAGATTGGACACTCTTAAGACTCAAGCAGAAAAACTGGAATTTGTGAACATGTTACAAGAGATGTTTACTATCGGAGAGATTGGAAAAATCATCTCTTATGATTTTCGCAACACAAAAGAAAATGACCGCTATGTTGGTTTTATCGATTTGAAATTATATAAGACTTTGAATGCGATGATATTTAAGAAAGCGATTGTTTCATCGCCCCATCGTGTGCTGTTGAATGATATTGAAATACAAAAATATGTATCCAAGGTTGTGAGAGATAATAAGAAGATTAAGAAGAATAATAAGAAGGATAAGCAAGTTGTTGAAGAGGATGTAGAGGATAATACAGAATATAATTTCGAATTCTCTTCCAAACAAATTGGAAATAGCACAATTACAATTCCTGTTTGCAATGGCCTTCATAAAAAAGATTGGACCCCTAGCATGTACACTGCGTATAATGAATGGATCGAAACTACACCGATCGATCAAGATGAAGAGGCCGAATGGGATAAGAAAAACGCAGAGACATTTGGAGAGGCAGAAGATGATGACGAAGAGGCGGATTATCAATATATCAAAGAATTATGCGATTTGCTCTCCACTGTTCATTAAATTTACTAGGCATTAGTTATTAGTTATTAGTTATTAGTTATTAGTTTGAATCGATTTTGTATGTTGAATATTTGATTTGAAAAAACGAGAAAAAGAGAAAAAGAAAAAAAGAGAAAAAGAAAAAACGAAAAAAAGAAAAAAAGAAAAAACGAGAAAAAGAAAAAAGAAAACATAAGAAAGTTTTCTTTTTTTTATAAAAGGGAGAGAGCGAGAAAGAACCGTAGGTTCTTTCTGTAGGTTCTTTCTAAAGGGAGAGAGCGAGAGAGAACCGTAGGTTCTTTCTGTAGGTTCTTTCTGTAGGTTCTTTCTGTTCTTTCTATCTTGCGTATAATAATCCACAATTTCCACCAATAAAGGATAATATATTATATCTCTCTTCAAATAATGTCAAATTAAAATTATAATCAAACAATCGAGAGGCATCACTATTTGAGACAACAATAATATTTCCTTGGGAATCACAATCGACTCTATATGTTGATTTTTCTATGTCCACCGGTGGAACATAAGTTCCAAATTCCAATTCAATCGTTTTAAATTTGCTCATGTTAAGAGCCCCACTCGGTTGATAATCCGTTAAACAACTATTAAAACAAAAATTATAACAATAAAGACCATCAGTTGCGGTTCCTTTTGTTCTACTATAAGGCTCTACATATTGATACATTTCCGTTGGAAAAGTATTCTCTCGATATTCACCATTCAATAAAATTCCCAAATATTGCATAATCGCATATTGATTATCTACAGAAAAATCGCCTGTAATAAATAATCCAGTTTGCTCATTTCCAGGATTTAATCCAGGTCCCAATCCGTCAGGACCATCCGAATCTTCTCTCGGCGCAATATAAATATCGGATGGTATAGTTCGATACGGCCAATTCGTATAATTACTCCATTCGTTTCGCATATTCACATCATTTCTTTGAAAATGCCACATCCAACTAGAAACCATTCCTGTAGATTCTATTTTTAAACGTCTCGCTCCAACCACATTTTCAAATCTATATTCAAATACATCTTTAATAAGATACATTTGGTCTTCCGCCGCAAATGTTTTCGCCTCTTCCTTGGTTAAAAAACAATAATTCGCTAATAAATGAATATCCGCATTCCATCCATTGATTTGATTTTCATACACTGACAAATCAACTGATGGCGGAGTCTGTAAAAATCGATATAATTGCTGTTCATCTTTCGTATAATCCGGTGCCACATAAGGATATAAATTCACAGCATCCCTTATATCACGAATTTGATATAATTCACGTATAGGTCGCAAAGTCACTGATATCGATAATTCTTGATACTGTAATGAAACCATAGGAAATGCCATTGTACTATCAAATGTGAACCATTGTCCAATCGGAATTACTAAATTACGCCCCCGTATAGAAGGTTCGGCACCATTTGCATTCGTAGTATAATACGCAGATGGATAAACGTTAGCACGACCATAAGAATTAGCAGGATCATATAATTCACTAACATTTCCGGTCATTTTATCGAATTTTTGTTTTTTATTGACATCATAGTCACGTTTTGCAACTGCCGCTAAATATTCACCTGAACATTTTTGTAATGAGTAACTTCCACATTTGATTTCAATCTCTTTAATCATATGGGTTCCAATATCGCGAATCCATCGAAAATCATAAGGTACCCATTTCATGCCAGTGAGTGTAGATGGTTGATATATAGGACTCCATATATTTGGTAGCGATACGACTAAATATGTATCCATAAGTAAGTCGGCATATTTAGGTATTTTAAAAGTAAATACGGATGGTTCCGATAGACGTAAATCACGTTGTCCATCATAATCAATACGAAATTTTTGCATTCCAAAATTCGTATATTTCGAATATACAACTTTGAAAAATGTTTTACTTGGATTTCCGGTTAAAATTACATTGTTTGTCCCTTCAGCAACAATATTAAAATATCCGCCTGCCATAATTATTATGTATATATTCCTAATATAAGTTTATATTAGTAATATATGGAAAAAACAAAATTACCGGATTTTTGGATAGATAGTAATTCCTTACATAAAAAGAAAATATTAAGAAGACAAAAACGACGACCTGTGTCAAAAGAAGGTTTTACAAATAAATTTGCGAATGAATTCTCAAATGAATTGAAATCAAAAGTGGTTGATGCTTCTGGAAACAGCCAAGAACAAGAACAAGAAAAAGAAGAAGACAAAGATACAGAACTCGATAAAGAAATGAAAAATGTAGCAACAAGTCCAACAACTTGGATGATTATTTTCTTGATTGCGTCGATAGCATGTATGATGATTTTGAAAAACACAATGCTTAAATTTTTCGCATTTATGCTCTCTTTTTATATTATCGACAGTTTAATAAGAGAAAAACCAACGATTGAAAAAACCGATATTTTTAAAGTAATCACTCGATTCTTATCCGAACCCACGGAGAATCCATTTACAGATGCTGAATTGACAGAAGAAATGAAATCTGATTATAAAATTCTGAGAGACGCAATTATCACTTTATTGCCATTGTTTTTAACGATTGCGTTTGTTCCAAATGTTTTCTTATTATGGAAAGCCGGTGACCCGATTTCATCTTTTGTCTCTTATCTGTCTTCTTTTTTTACAACACATAAACATCAATATGCTTGTTTTATAGATGGTTTCCTGAATAATCCCGATTCAAATTCTACATTTGCCAGTATAATTAACTATTTTACCTATTTTTTCCAATTTATTACCAAAACATTCGAATCTGGATTTATCGGATTACCCAAATCAGTCGCGGCTATGTTAGGCAATTATTGGTTTTATTTTGCTCTTGTGATTGTCTATTATAATTTCCTGAAAAACTCACTTTATAAAGAGATGATTCGCGTGTTTGATATGATATTATCCACCATTAATTTTTGGATTGACAGAATTGTAAATAAACATCCGATTGATATTTTGAGTCATCTAATTGACCCTGATATGGGTTCTCTTCCAAAAAGTGGTTTTGCTACATTGTGTAGTTTATTATTTGCCATGTCGGTTTTAAGTATATTTATTCCTTCTTCGATTCCGGATACATTCACAAAATTCACGAAACTCGCATTTTTCGGATTATTTTATATTATATCGGTTATATTATTCATTGTTTTTACTTATAAATGGACACTTAATTTTGCTTATCCAACAATAATTATGATTATGTTTTATTATTTCTTTTTGAATCGACCTTGTCCAGAAGTTGATAAACCACTGAGAGAACAAATGGACAATACGATTTTTGAAAACATTCGATTTAGTCAATATTCCAAATTGTTTTATTCTCTCTATAAGGCTTTTCCAGGATTTATCGGATTATTTGCAACATCTAAATTATTCTATACTTTGCCAGATGTTGAGAGCATTACCATGAAATTTATATTATTGATTAGCAATATAATTATGATGATATTATTATTGTTATATACAGGAATGAATGCCTCTTTTGGATATAATTTTAATGGAATCACACGAGACCCATTAGAGGTTTATTTTGGTTCAATGAATCCGATTTCTATTATTAAAGGATTGTATCATATGATTTCCAAATCGAAAACAACGCAGAATGTAAGTACGAATTCAACTACGAATTCAACTACGAATTCAACTACGAATAAAGATGTACCAAAATTTGATAGTTATGAAGAAATGATGGCGGCGTATTCAAAATATAAGAAAGAATAATTTGAATATCATATCTTCTTTATTATATGGAGTTTTTCGAACCTTTATATGAAACTGAGTATGAACAAGTGAATGCTCATCATGATAATGATATTTATGAGCCAGAATCATTTGCCAACACAATTATAAACGCAATTGATACGAATTCGACAATTCAATGGATTTTGTTTTTTATGCTCATATTTATAATTTATTGGATAGGAAACAATTTATTTAGTATCTTTTTTATGTCGCGAACGAATAAACGAAAACAAAATCACTCTTTTATTATATAATCATTTTTCGATGACTTTAGAGCTTAAAAAATTTGATATGCGTTCTATTACATTTGACCCGAATGAAAATAAAGGTCCTGTGATTGTTTTTATAGGTAGACGTGATACTGGAAAATCATTCTTAGTGAAAGACCTCTTATATCATCATCAAGATATTCCTATTGGTACTGTGATTTCCGGTACTGAGGCCGGAAACGGTTTTTACGGTCAAGTTGTCCCCAAATTATTTATCCATGAAGAATACAGCACTGTAATTATTGAAAATATATTGAAACGTCAACGTGTCATATTAAAACAACGTAATGATCAAGTCGAACAATACAAGAAAACTACGATTGACCCACGTACTTTCGTGATTTTAGATGATTGTTTATATGATAATTCTTGGGCAAAAGACAAAATGATGCGTCTTCTTTTTATGAATGGACGTCACTGGAAAGTCATGCTTATTATCACTATGCAATATCCTCTCGGTATTCCTCCAAATTTACGTACCAATATTGATTATGTGTTTATTTTAAGAGAGCCTTATTTAGCAAATCGAAAGAAAATCTGGGAGAATTATGCAAGTATGTTTCCGAATTTAGAAAGTTTCGTTACTGTGATGGACCAAACGACAGAGGATTATGAATGTTTAGTCATTAATAATAATGCGAAATCGAATCGTATTACAGATATGATATTCTGGTATAAAGCAGAAAATCGACCGAATTTCCGACTTGGAAGTAAAGAATTCTGGGAGATTTCGAAAAATATGAAAGATAATGATGAACCTGAATTTGACCCGAATTCATCCAAACGTAATAAAGGACCGGCTCTCACAATTAAAAAAACTGGAGCAAGATAAGTGTAAACACAAATAGAAACTACATATATATTTATAAAATATATGTCGTTTGTGTCAGATATTGTTCTTGGAACCTCTTTCGGTGATGAAGGAAAAGGTAAAATCGTTTATTCTCTCTTGAAACAACATCAATATCAACTTTGTATTCGTTTTAATGGTTCCGGAAATGCTGGACATACAGTATATTTGGATGATGGACGTATTGCCATTACCCATCAATTACCTGTTGGAATTTTATGTGATGGTGTACAATGTCTTATATCTAGTGATTGTCTTGTGGATATTGAGAGATTAAAACAGGAAATTGCCGATATTGAATCTCTCGGATTTCAGATAAAAGACCGACTTTTCATCAGTGAAGCATGTCATATTATTACCGACGATGCGATTGCGTTTGACCGCGCAAATAATAAAATTGGAACAACCGGTTCTGGAATTGGTCCTACTTATTCGAAAAAGATGTTGAGAACTGGGATTCGTGTTGCCGACAAGGCAGAAGAAATCATTGCGTTAGGTGCGACAATTGTAAATATGCGTGATTTTTGGCGGTCAACAAGAGCAACTCATGTATTGTTAGAAGGTGCACAAGGATTCGAACTTGATATTAATTGGACAGCCAATTATCCCTATTGCACATCTTCAACATGTGGAATAGCGGGAGCAATAAATACAGGAATTCCGTTACGTTCAATACGTCATGTGTATGGAATTGCAAAAGCATATGATACGTATGTAGGAACAATGGAATTTCAACCGGTTGACGATGAAATACTTGAAAAAATAGGAAAAGTAGGAAAAGAATTTGGCGCAACTACTGGACGCAAACGTCAATGCAATTATTTGAATTTGAATAATTTATTAGATGCGTTGAAATATAATAGTTGTACGGTTTGTATAATAAATAAATGCGATGTATTACAAGAGGTTGACTATTTTTGTGTGATTCTGGACAAGATAAAAACGGAATTTTCAACATGGGAAGTCATGCGGGATTGGTTAACGGATAGAATTCGAATTGCAATTCCGGGAATTCAATGTGTATTTTTAGAAAGTCCATCTTATTCACCTATCGTAGTTTCAAAATAATGTTTTCTCTATATTACAAAAAAAACAAACTTTTCTTTTTTGTTTGTTTTTTGTTCTTTTTGTTCTTTTTGTTCTTTTTGTTCTTTTTGTTCTTTTTGTTCTTTTTG